TGAGCCATCCGCGTTTGTATGTTGACCATGCGTTACAGGTGATGAGATACAGCACCCGCTCTGCCATCAACAGATTGGCGGTTTCGTTTGTGTCGCTTGCCTGCAACTGGCCTATCGTCACCGGGCCGATAGTCCCGTCGTCTGCAACACGCAACGCCCGCTGCAGCAGCTTGATTGCTACCCTGACGCCGTGATGAACGGCGCAATCAAACACCAGGTGCCCGACGCGCTCCGGCATTCTGTCACAGCTCGCCGGCTGCCAGTAGTCGCGCAGGTAGATGGCCTTGGCTTGATCCATTGTCAGCGATTTGATATCGATGTCTGGATGGGCTCGTTTGCTGATACCGTAGCTGGTTTCGCCGCCTGGGTCTGCCGGGTCGTTGACGTAGCCACCCTCAACGCCGACGGTGATGGCGAATGCCTTATCGAAGCTCATTCCTTGCCGCCTTTCTTGTCCAAAAATCTGAGTGCGCGCTCGAATACCTGCTCAATCGCTCGCGGCCCGACAAAACCGGCCGATACCAGCACGGCATCGCGAACCTGCCCGGTGAACCCCCACCAGTCGGCGATCCCAGCACCGACCATGCCCATGCCGAGTGCGATCGGCAGTTCCAGCAGTAGCGATTTGGAAAACAGCCGCCGACGCCCCTGCTGCACCTGGCGAGCGAGGAACATCAGGCGGCCAACGCCGGCCCACACGAATGAGAGGCTGCCGCCATGCAGGATGTCTTTCAGCCATCCCGGCCCGTCAAAATTTTCGAACATGCGTGCCCCTATGTGCGCAGGATAAATACTGTGTTTTTGCCGATGTAGCGGCACTCGTCCGCCAGCGTCTGCGGACTGAACCGAGTCGGGTTTGGATAGCGCAACGCCGCCGCGCAGGCCTCGGAACAGAACGCGCCGCGCCCATCTCGCCGCATGCCGAGCAACTGGCACAGGATCAGATCGAGCCAGCCGTAGCGGTCGTTGGCGTGGTTGTCGAACCAGCTCTGTACCACGTTGGCATCGGCCCATGGCAGGTCGAGCAAGTCCCATTTATCCGCCGGCAACGCCATCGCCTTGCCACGCACCCCACCATCACGGACGCTGCTGCTGTAGCACATGCCGTTGATGACTAGCTCACAGTGGCTGTACTGGCTGCCGGTCCACCAGCGGATCAGGCGGTTGAGCCAGTTGCCGCGGGCTTTGTAGAGGGCGAGTTGAACGGTCATAAATCCTCCGCCGCGATAAACAGCGCGTCGAGCGCTGCAGCATCGAGCCCGATGGCTGTGGCCAGCGCGATCAGCGTTGGCCGGTTGCGCTCGAAATCCTGCGATTTGTCCCACTCGGCCTGAACCATCGCCCGCTGAACCGGATCGGCGATTGCATCAATGGCTGGTTGCACAAGGTGTAACTTGCCGGTGGCGATCAGTGCTTGTACCGCCTGCCGGGCCGTGACTTTGTCCGGTACTCGCCGCAAAATCTGGCCGCTGCCGGCGTCGTACTTGAAGCGGTGCGCTTGGCCGAGGTCGAAGCCCTCCGGAACATCCACCAGCATATCGGCGGTTGGGAAGTCATCGCCCACCATCGCAGCGATTTTGTCGCCCTGAATCACAAGTTTCATTGTCTGCTCCGGTTAAATATCGCAGCGCAGAACGCCGATATACGTGCCGTACACGTTCCCGGCCACCGACGTGAACGAATATGTAGACGTGAGCGGCACTGCGATGTCGAAATCTTTACCCAGGGCATTGGAGGTGGCTGTTGTTCCAAAGGTTGCGCTGATCGTCGAGCCACTGCGGCGGGTAGATAGCGTGTAGTTATGCACCGTCGAAGTAAGATGACTGATACCGAGAATGATGTTGCTTGTGCCAGCGATGCTGAACGACACGCTACTGGTGTCGTTCGCATTGCCTATCGGGATTACCGAGTAACGGCTCGCAGCCCGCATAATGGCCATCAGTTGCGACGAAGCGGCTATGCTGTTGAGCGCCGTGTCGCTATTGTAAATCGCCATCTTCGCATTGACGCTTTCAACGCACGTCGCGATGAAGTTGGTTAGGTATCGATGCTTCGCTACCTCCCCCCAGGCCGTCGCCGATCCTGCCAATGCATCCATCGCCGTGCGCGAACTGACGATGCGTTCGTGCAACGATTTGACCGACAGCAATTGGCTGATTTCGTCTTTCCGCGCCTGCGAGCCGGCAACCTGCGTTTCCAATTGCGCCGCATTGAGCGTGCCGTTTTCGATGGCTGCCAGCGTGCGCAGTGCTTTAATCATGGACATGGGTATTCCCCTCTACTTGTTGATTACCGTGAGCTGCCAGTCGCCGGCGCTGAATCCACCGGTAAACGTTGAGTTGGCGTTGCCGACATAAACCGTTACGGTGTTGGCCGACGAAACCCTGGCGTAAACCGTGATGGTGTTGAGCGTCGGGTCGGATGGCGGCGTGGCAATGACGGACGCGCCAACAACCGCCCCGGTTACCGCGACGGTAAACGTAGTGCTGGAATTGATAGCCAGCGAAAACGCAGACTGCGCAGACGTAGCGCGGAACATCTTGGAAGTGAACGACTCTGCCGCCGTCAACCGTGTCTCCGCCGAAGCCAGGCGGGTCTCGGCGGCAGTATGCCGGTTGTCCTGATAATCCTCGGCGAGCAACGTATACGCATCAACCACACCCCAGCTCGGGCACACCAGCAGCCAATAGCCGGTAGCCGTGGCGAATGCGGTTTCGTCGTCGTCTGGCCCGTCGTCCGCGCCAGACAGGTAGCGGAACAAGCCAAGCCCATCCACAAGAGCCAGATCGCCGGTTGATGGAGACATGCTGCGCAGGTCGGCGCGGTTGTCGTAGCTCACATACAGCACACGCAGATCAAGCGACCAGCCGTTGCCGGCGCCGTTGACCTTTAGTCCGCGGCCGGCGTCTGCCGCCGTAATGGTTGGCATCACCAGCGACCCGGCCGACGACGCTGCAGCAGCAGCTGACGACGCCGCAGCCTGCGCATGGTATTTGGCACTATATTCGCCGCCCGATACCGGCGTGCCCATCTGCGCCGCCCAGTTGCTGGCAAGCGTCGCGCTGGATGCAGACGATTGCGCGTGGTATTTGGCCGAATACTCGCCGCCAGATACTGGCGTGCCCATCTGCACGGCCCATGCCTGAGAGGTTGCCGCGTAGCCGCTGGCGCTGGATGCGCTGCCAGCAGACGCCTGAGCGTGGTATTTGGCGCTGTACTCGCCACCGGAAACCGGTGTGCCGAGCTGTACCGCCCACGCCTGCGCCTCTGCCGCATCGGCCGCTGCCTCGCCGGCCTTGATCAGCACAAAGTTGCCGACGCCAATCATCTGCGCCAGCGCCGGCACGAACAGCGAGCGGTGCCCTCCGTTAGCCAGGCCAGTTGACGGGTTGCTGTCGTCGCTGACCGTACTGCCATCGCCCCCGACTGCTGGGTCGAAATAAACACTGCTCATCAAAACACCTCGCGGATTTCGAAACTGGTATCAAACAGACCGGAACCGCTCTCAACAACCGGCGACAACGATCGCATGCGGCCGACGAAAGCACGGCGCGGCTTGTTTTCAATGTCTGCGTAATCTGGATCGATAAGGATTTCTCCGCTGATTCCGAGCAGGTTCTGCAAATCCAGAACCCGGCTGTACGCCTCTGTTTTGCTCATCGCCCGCAACTCAAATCGGTGTACGCGAGGCTTGGAACGGGCGTCGAAATACTCGCTGCCACCGATGCTTGATTCGATTGGCGTCTGGTCATCCATGCTGATCGCGGCGCCGACGAGCGGGCCGAATGTCGGCTGCCAGACATCCGCCAGAAACACACGGCCGATCTGGACATAGCCGTCGCTGTTGGCGGTGTCGTCGATTTCGACGCGCCAGTAGCGCAAGCTGGGCAACGTTGTCACGCGGTGGATAAACGGCGACTGGTAACCGGCGCGGGCCTGGTCGCTGAGTGTCCCGAGCCAGAAGTTATCGTCTTCCCACTCCAGTAGCTCGGGCGGGATCATGCCGGCCGGCCATACGTCCACCCATCCGCTGTCGTACAGCGGTGTGGCAAAGTCGCTGGCGTCATCGCCACGGATGCGCACTTTGGCGACCACGGTCAGGTTGTGGCCGATCAACGCCAGCATGCCGATGCGCCGGGCGCGACCCGTATCGATGTCGAATTTAGTTGACGCCAGCGCCGCGTTGCTGCTGCGGGCTACTTTCGCAATCAGCCTGTTTTGCAGATTCGCCAACGGCAACGAGGCGTTCCACGATCCACCAGACAGCGTGGATTCGTCGATGCGGTTGCCGTAGGAGATGAGTGTTCTGGATGCCATGTTCAGCCCCACAGAGTTAAATCGAGCACACCGCCGCGCAGGTCGGTGCGGATGGAAGTGACGCGCATCAGCCGGCCAGCGCCGTAGCCGTAGCGCGGCACTTGAACCGACACCACGGCACCGAGATCGATGGCGGCAGCGAGCGAGGCATCCAGCGCAACACGCAGACTGAGCGTGTCGCGGCGCACTTTATACAAGGCGAGCAGTCGGTCGGCTTCGGTCTGCGCTGCTGCAGCGCTGCTAAGCGCGGTTTCGATATCCATCGTCTCGGCCAGCGGGTGCAGCGTCTGCACACTGCTATCGCTCGCAGTGACCTTGCGATACGGCTCTGCCAGCTCGCCACGACGGGCGGCCGTGACGCTGCCGGCCAGATCGCTGGTCTGCGTGGTGGCAAATGGCTGATAGCTGAGGTTGACGCGCCACACCGGGATAGCGGCATCGGCATTGGCAATGCGGTCGATCTTGATGATTTCGACCTCGGTCAGCGTGGCCGCCGGCGAGCCTGACGGTGCTTCCAACCGCGCCATGCGAAACTTGCCGAGCCGATCCACCCCCCACCAGCCGCCGACCGAGCCGAGCACGGTATCGAGCGCGGCGCGGGTCATGTTGACGTCGCTGACCCACAACCCCACTTCGGCGCTGGTGGCCGTATCCAGTGCGGTAACATCGCTGCTGCTGATGTCGCCGCTGGCAATCCCCGCGTCGATCAGTATCTGCTTCGCCACCTGTGCCGCCGTGCGGTTGCTGCTGGCGGCGCCTTGCACTGCGTCGCATGTGATCTGGCCGGCCGGGGCCGAGCCGAGCCGGAACATGCCGCCTGCGAGCCAGACGCGATACTGCCCGGCGCTGGGCGCATTTGTTTCCATGTCCGATTGACTACTGTAGGCTGCGCCGGCCGTCAGCGCAGCGCCACGGTCGTATACCGCCGACACTGACTGCAAAGCGGTATCGCTGATCTGGTAAACCAGGCGGGATGTGTTGACGCACGGCGGCGCGAGGTTATACCCGTTTCCGTACAGGCGAGGCTTCGGCTTGCCCTTCAGGTCCCCTGCGACGCCTTCCACGCCATTCGGAAGGCTGTTGTTGCCGGCGTAGGCCATGGCCTGCAGCGGCTTATCCAGCTCGGACATTCTGTCGCGCAGGCTGATGGTAAGCTGCGCCCAGCTGAAATCGGCGCGAGCCATAGTGCCCTGAAGTACCGTCGTCCAGACCGGCGCTTGCCATGGACGCAACGTGCCCAGCTTGATGGCGATGGAGCGCCCGTCGAAGCCGTACTCAACCAGATCGTCCAGGCCGCCATCGAGATTGACGAGCACCAGCTCGCCGTAGCCGACACGCGAGGCGCCACGCAACGGCAACGCCCGCTGCATGTTGGCCGGCTGCTGGATGCGCGGCTCATGCCAGGCGTGCGCAGGAGTATCGCCCGCGCCGCTTGTGTAGCCGGTGCCGGTGCAGAAGCGCAGCACTTTTTCGCCCGGAATTGACGGATCGTAGGCAGTGATTTCTGCGAGGTAGATTTGACTCATGATCCTGCCCTTTGCAGCCGCGCCTGATCTTCCATTGCTGCGAGTCGCCGCTCGACTGTGGCCAGCTTGCTGTTGCTCGCCGCGAGCTGTTGCTGCATCGCGCTGTAGCTCTGCTGTTGCCCCTGCCGTGTGGCGCGCAGCTCGGCCAGTATTTCCGCCTGCAGTCCGCTATCGACCTGATTGCCCATGCCGTATTTGCGCAGTTGCGCGGCGGCCGATGCCGGAATAATCATCTCGCCTTGGTGAATCTGGGCAATCTGGTCTTCCGGCACGTAGGGCGTGCCGACGGCGTAGCTGGGCAGGTTGATGCCGAAATCCAGCTTGACCTGATCCCGTACCGCCTCAATGCGCTTGCCTACTTCAAGCAGCGACTCTGCCGCCCGGACGTACCACGTGTTTCCGCCAACCGTGAGCTGGGCGAAGTTGTCTCCGAGTCGCGTCAGCGTGCCATTGCCGTAGCCCTTGCTGTCGCCGGCCTTCGTTGTTTTAAACCAGTCATCGAACGAAGCCTGAGCTTCGGCTAGCTTGTCGACCGCATTGCTGGCTGTGCCGCGATCTGCGCCGCCATAGCTTTTCTGCAGCAGCTCAAGCGCCTTGGCCGAGAAGCCGGTAAGCGTGTCGTTGAGCGATTGCAGATGCGCTGCCGATGCCTGCGACGCTTTGGCGATGGTGTCCTGCAACGACACCTGCGACGAGGCATAGCTGAGCGACTTCGACAGCGCCGTGTCGGCCGCTGCCCGATCTGCCTGGAACGCTTCGCTGCTGGCGTTGTAGTCGCGGCTGGCTTCCAGAAAATCGGTTGCGATCTGGCCAAGTTTGCCGGCGGCCTCCTTGTCGCCAGACTGTGCGGCTGCGCTGGTTGCGGCAAACTGCGACTGCAGCATGCGGTAACGGCTCTCCGGCGAGAGTCCGGACAAGCTGCCGGTTCGGATGTTGTCCAGTGCCGACTTGATCGACTGGCTGGCCGATTTCCACGCCTGCGACGCATCCGCCGCCGCCGATGCAGCCAGCTGGGCGGATTCGATGGCGCCGGCGTTGATGCTGCCGAACAGCTTGTCGATGGCGGCCTGGCCGTCATTGACATACCCGTCCGCCGCAGACCGGAAGTCGATCTGCTGGAAAAACGCCTGCGCCGAGGTGTTGCGCGCATTGTTGATGGCGGCGGTAGCCGCTTCGGCTGCCGTAATGGCTGCGGTCTGCGTATAGGCAAATGCGTTGCTGACCTTCGACAGGGCAGCAATCAGCCCTTGCCCTGCCTCGGTTGCCGGGTCGATTGATTGCGCCAGCGCCAGGAATGCAGCCGCATCCTTCGGTACTGATTCGCCGATGCTGGCGAAGGTGTCGGAAACCAGTTTTTTCGCCGCTTCCAGCTTCTGCGCATCGCTGGCAAACGTATCGAACAGCGATGCCTGGCCCTGTTGCGCGGTAGTTGTCGCCTGCTTGAGCTTATCCAGCGCCGAGCCCGACACTTTTGAAACCGTGTCGAATTCATCCGACAAATCCAGCAGCGCATTGAACAGTTTGCGACCCGAATCGGTACTCAAGTCCTGCGACTCAACCAGCGCCCGGAACGCCTCTTTGCTGGCAGGGATAGCTTGGTCAAGATCGGCAAAGCCTGATATCAGAACCCCACGAGCCTGATCGGCAGCACGCTGCGCCTGCTCGTCTGCGGAATAAAACGCCTGATAGTACGACTGCGTTTTTCCCGCCAGCTGATCCAGCCCGCCGGCCAGATCGATCAGGTTTTCGCGGGCGGCAATCGATGCCAGGCCGACACCGCCGAACGCTTCGGCGGCACTTCGGCCCATGGCCAGCAGGATGGCGTCGGTGGCGGCGACTTCTTGATTGAGCCTGGTAAACGTCTGCGACGCGGTTTCGCCGAGCCGGGCAAACTCGTCGACATTCGGCACCATCCGGGCAACCAGCTCATCAGCGGCGCGAGTGATTTCTCCGGCCAGCTTCTCGCCAGCTTTTGACATGTCGCCGTTGTCGGACAGTTGTAGCGAAAACTCATGCGTGAATCCCTCAATCGACTTGCTGGTTTCCACGCCGAGCGTTTTGCCCATCTCCTGCAGCTTCGCAACCGTTTTGCGGAATGCCGAATCAAGCTCTTTGTCGATGTCCGACGACACGTCGTAGGTATCGGTCCAGCGCTTGTCCGAGCGGAACGTGCCGCCCTTTTTGCTGAACTGCTGCCATTGATCGCCGGAAAAACCGGACAGGTCGAATGAGCCTTGAATGCCTGCGGCGTCTGCGTTGGTTTTGTTGTTATGCCCAAAAAGCCGATCCAGCACCGGCACGGCAATAGCACCAACAACCGCGCCGACTACTGTGCCAACCGGCCCAACTGACGACCCCGCCGACGCGCCGGCCGATGCGCCAGCCGCCACGCCCCCAGCAACGGCACCAGCGGCAGACGCGGCATACCCCTTCCGGTTGTTGTCCAGGCCCCATCCGGCTTTCATGAGGTGGTCGCCGTAGGCGAGCGCTGCAATCGCCGCTGCGTATGGGGCTGCGCTGGCGACAAAACTGCTGCCGGAGCTGGTAAGTGCCGTGCCACCGGAGGTATAGCCATACGCGCCAGCCGCGGTTGGCGGCCCCATGGTGTAGCCCGCACCGTAAGTCGTGCTCAACCCGGCCCACTGCCCCATGCCGCTGGTGGCGAACGCCGATGCCGCATTGGTAATGCCACCGCTGACCGCGTTGTATGCGCCAGTAACGCCAGAAACGACGCCCCCGATACCACTGCCGGATTGCCCAGCCACCGACCCCGCAGCCTGCGCTGCGCCACCAGCAAAGCTGCTGACCACGCTGACAACGATGGGCTTGATCGTGAGCTTGTAAATCTCATCAGCAACGGCAGACTTGAAGCTGGTTGCCAGCGCTTTGCCGAACGCATCCCAATCCGCTTTGCCGTTTTCCAGCATGCGGGTGAAGCTGTCGTGGAAGGTCTGGTCGATGGTGTCGACCGTCTTTTCCCAAGCTCGCGCGGCTTCTTCTGCGGCCTTGGCTGATTTCTCTGCTGCAGCCTTGCCGTAATCAAGCTGTTCTAGCTTGCGGCCTTCATCTAGAATCTTTGCCTGCTTGTCGCGTCTAACCTCAAGATTGCGCAACAGCTCGCTACTGCCTACGCCGATTTCTGAATTCAGTTCTCGCTCTGCGGCAATCTGCTCGTCGATCAGCTTTAGATCGTATTCAGCAACTTCGGCGCGGGATTTTCCGTATGTAGCAACGTCACGCGCGATCTTCTTGTATTCGTCATCAAGGCCTGAAAGCGCTTTATCTTGAGCGGCGCGCGAATCTGACAGCATCTTGATCGTGGCCTCGCCTTCGATGCGCAGACGCTTCTGTGTGTCGATTTCTTGCGCTGTCGCCTGCAGATTTGCTTTCTGCAGTGGCGAGATATTGGCGTATTTCTTTTCCTGTAGCTCAATGTTGAGCTTTTCAACTGCGCTCAGTTTTTCAGTAACACCAAGCTGCTTTTTCAGGCCATCCAGCAGGTTTTCATAAACCTTTTCATCGCGGGCGGCCTGCGTGTTTGGCTTGGCTTTTTCTTCGTATTTCTTTTCAATGTCCGCTTTGGCCTGCTTGTATCTATCAAGAGAGATAAGGTCAGCAGCCCTGTCTGCCTCAAGCTGAGTGAGCTCTTTCTTTTTCCGCTCAGCCTTTCCCATCTGATCGTCGCGGAGCTTGTCGTATTTCCCGGCGGCATCGATCTGCGCTTTGTTTTTTGCCTCTTCCGCAGCGTGCTTCTTTGCCTCAGCTTCTTTGGCGTTATTCGAATCAACCAGCGCCTTCAGCTCTTGCGCCCACTGCTCTT